CTGATGTTAATGACGGTGACTCATTTCAAATTTCAAGTGGCAACCTTACAGTAACCGTAGCATAATATTATTATGGAATCCTCAAGCGAGACAGCACAACACCTTTACACGCAACTGGAGGCAAGTCGTGACCCTTTCTTGAGGAGAGGTAGAGAAGCCTCTGAGTTAACCATTCCATACGTATTACCACCTGACGGTAGCTCTAGTTCAACGGAGTATAAAACTCCATTTCAAGGGGTAGGGGCGAGAGGAGTTAATAACCTAGCTAGTAAGCTTTTGTTAGCTCTTCTTCCCCCGAATGCTCCCTTCTTTAGATTATCCATTGACAGTTATGAGCTTGAAAAAGCAAGAGCAGAACTAGGAGAAACGGAAACCCAAGAGATTAAAACTCAACTTGAAAAAGCATTGGCAGAGATCGAAAGGTCTGTTATGCAAGAGGTTGAGTCAGAAGCCTTTAGGGTTGGTGCTTTTGAAGCACTAAAGAATCTAATCGTTACAGGTAATGCTCTTGTATATCTACCCGATGAAGGTGGAATGAGAGTGTTCCGTCCTGATCGTTATGTTGTTAAACGTGATCCAATGGGAAACGTAACTCACATAGCCACTAAGGAAACTATCGCTCCATTTCTATTACCCGATAGCGTTAAGGATGCAGTATACAAAGACAGTAAGGATGATACCTGCGATCTTTATACTGCTGTAGTTCGTAAAGGTGATAAGTTTATGGTCTATCAGGATGTCAAAGGTATTCCTATTGATGAATCTTTTGGATCATACAACGTAGATAAATCACCATTTATTCCCTTACGTTACACAAGGATAGATGGAGAAAACTACGGAAGAGGGTTTGTAGAGGAATACTTAGGTGATCTTAAATCCCTTGAAAGTCTTACACAAGCTATCGTAGAAGGCTCTGCTGCTGCTGCTAAAGTTCTATTCCTAGTTAATCCTAACGGAACTACTAA